ATCTCGACGGGGAGCGCGGCGGGGCCGACGTAGCGGAACTTGGGCACAGTGGCCTCCTAGCTGGAAACGTTGACTGGCTAAACGGCGCCCGCCTACGATGGACAACGTCAGATGAGGAGCCAGTAGCGAGGCGCTCAAGAACCCGGGGTGGCATCCGAACACGCAGACCACCCGCACCTCTTCCGAGGGTTGCGGGTGGTTTCGCGTCTAGCTGGGCGTCAGGCGGGCGGTGAACTCGATGACGCACTCGAACCGGGCGCCGTGGCCCTGCCCGTTGCCGAGGAAACCGCGGGTGAGACGCCACCGGGTCAGGACCGCCTCGAAGCGGCCCGACACGCCGAGGGCGACGTTGTTGGCGAGCACCGACTGCACACGGGTCAGGAGCTCCACGGCGCGGGTATCGGCGGCGAGTTGCGTGCCGAGCGAACCAGGCTTGAGGACCTGCACCACGAGGGTCTGCTCGATCGTCTCGTCGCGGTGGAGGGCCGACGCGGACAGGAACGCCACGGCCTCGGTCTCTTCGGCGTTGCCGAGCCAGATCGCCTCGTAGTCCCCGTCGGTCGATTTGAGGTCTTCGGGCAGCACCGGGGCGTCGTAGGAGACGTTCACGCCGGCGGCGGTCAGGGTGGAGTCGGCCTGTAGTGCGGTGATGAGCGCCGAGCAGGCGGTGACGACCTGGGTGCCGACGCTCACGCGACCCCCTGGCCCTCGATGATCTCCTCCGCGCAGCAGTCCCGCACGGCTTTGGTGACGATGCTGATCGGGAAGTTCTGTGCCGGCACGTCGAACTCGCCGACCAGTTGCACGGCGGATTCCATCGTGCGCCACACGTTCTTCAGGGCGATCCCCGCGGCCTCCTTGAATACCGCATCGACCGCAGCGGTGTTCGCAGCGCGACCCGCGACGTAGGTTACCTTGACGGCCTCAGGCCCGTCAGGGAACCACCAGCCCTCCCCCGAGGAGCGGCGCCAGATCTTCCCGTTGAACACTGCGGTGGGGGTCGACTCCCACCGCTCGGGGGCGTAGCCGGCGGCCGGGCGGGTGTCGAAGTCCTCGAGGGACAGCACCTGCGCCGACCCGTCGTCGTACTCGGTGACGGTCGTGAACGACGCCACCGGCCAGCGGCGCACCCGGACCCACGGGCACCCACCGGGGTGGACCTCGTCGGTGATGGTGCGCTGCACCACGGGCCCGCACAGACGGTCGATGCGGCGCGACACGGCCGTGATCTTCAGGGCGAGGGCGGTGTCTTTGGTCGTGTCGGCTCCGTCGATGCCAAGCATGGCCTTGGCTTCGAGTAGGGAGATGATGTTGAGGGTGTCGGCGGTGATCGGGGCGAGCATTTCGACGGTGAACGACCCGTTCTCGACGTCGGCGGCGGTCCCGGTGCCGGTCCAGGTGTACGACCAGAGCCCGGCCGTCGAGGCAGTGATGTTCTTCGTGTAGACGCCGACGCTGCTCTTGGTAATGGTGTTGCCGGCGTAGGTGTAGGTGGTGGCGGTGCCGGCGGGGTCGGTGACGGCGAGGCTGATGGCGGTCGGGTCCGTGGCGGTGCCGGACACCTTGAAGGTGTTTGTCAGGGTGACGGTGTCGCCCACCACGAATCGGTCAGCCATCGGACACTCCAGGGGTTGAGGTTGCTGCGCCTGCCAGGGTGAAGGTGCTGGTGGCGGCTGCGGCGAGGGTGGCGGTGGACGAGGCGAACCCGGCCACGGTGGTGGTGCTGGTGGCGTTCACGTCGCTGTCGGCGTCACCGAACCCGGCGAGGATGGCGCCGGTCCAGCTCACTGCGGATTCGGACCACTTGGCTTCGTCCGACCAGAACTTCGCACTCATGCGAGCCCGACGGCGGCGGCCCGGATCTGTGCGAGTGACGTGGCTTTCGACAGTGCGGCGAGGAGGTCGGCGTTGGTCGCTTCGAGGGTGGCGATGCGGTCGTCGGTGGACGGTGGTGGCGGTGCGTTGAGTGCCGCTTCTTCGTCGGTGAGCGGCCGGGACTCCACGACCTTGCCCTCGACCTCGAAGGTGATCGTCCCCGCGTCAAGGTCGATGACCGTTGATTCCAGCACTTCACCATCAGCGGACAGCCGGTCGTGGCGGATCATCGGGTCACGTCCACTTCATCATCAGCGTGTGCCACTGGGCGACATTCCACCCCAGGTTGTTCCACTCGGACGGGGACGACGTGAACGCCGCCGCAGTCCGAACCACCAGATAGCAGAAGGGCGCCTGGAAGTTCGATGCGACAACCGCAGGGGCGCCTGAATAGCCGATGGCCAGGGACATGGTGACGCTCGGGTTCATCGCCGTGACGTAGTGACCAGCGGGCAACGCCAGGCCGAGACTGGAGAACGTCTTGGTTCCAGTAAACCCCGTGGCGACAGCCGTCGATGACGACCACACGGGCGACCCGGTCGGCTGCCACCCGTTCGTTGCGTTGTAGATCGCCACGTACATAGTGGCATCGGACGCCGGGCCAGTCGAAACGGAGAACAGGACATCGGACACGGTGATCGCCTTCTGAACGGAGAAGGCGGTGTACCGGTCCGTATTCGACGAGTAGGACTGCGCTGTGAAGTTGATAAACCGCTCGCCGGGCACTCCGACAAGCTGCGTGCCGCCTGTGTATGTGGCGAGCGGGACCGACAGCGCCGTACCGGGCGCCGCGGCCCACGTCGGAGCCGACGCACCCGCGGTCAACACCTGACCTGCCGACCCTAACCCCAGGCGGGACACCGCAGCGTTGCCCGTCCCGTAGATCAGGTCACCCGCCGTGGTGACCGTCGACTTCGGGACCGCACCCGTGATCCGGCTGTCGTCACCAGCCGCCACCGTGCCAGCGGTGGTGCCCACCGACAGGGTGGCAGCGCCACCGAGGCCCAGGTTCGTGCGGGCCGTGGCGGCGCTCGTCAAGTCCGACAGGTTCGACGCCTTCACCGCGGCGGCGTTCGCGACCGTCTCCGTGGCGGCGATGCGAGCCTTGACCGTCGCTTCGCTGCCGGACGGGTCCGTACCCAACTCCGCTTCCACCGCCTCCACCGCAACCGCCAGGGCGCGGTGGTGGTCGTCGTGGGGATAGGTGGCGTCGTTCATCGCCGTTGACGGTGCGTCTACGTCAGACGGGACACCGTCAGTGAGCTCGTCCAGCGAAGTCGGGTAGGCCACCGGCGCCTCCTCTCAGATCGGCAGTTGGCCCCATCGGGCCTGGAGTCGGGCGACGTTCTGTTGAGCGTGGGTGAACCGGCCAGGCGACTGGGACTCGAGGTGGACGACGACACACTCGGCGGCGTACCAGACGTGCCCGCCGGCCTCACGGTGACGCAGGCACAGGTCAACGTCCTCGTACCCGTTCAGGTAGCCGGCGTCGAACCCGCCGAGGTCGTCCCACCGTTTGCGGGTGATGGCGAGGCATGCGCCGGTGATGGCGGGAACCTCGCCGGACGGGGCGGTGGTCTGCCGGTTGTACGCCTCAAGCGTCCCGTTGCGACGCCGGAAGAACACCCCCGAGTGTTGGATGTTGCCGTCGGGGTAGACCATGAGCCCGCCGACGATCCGGTCATCGGTGATGGCGGCTTCGATGGCGTCGAGCCATCCGGGCTGGGGGATGGTGTCGTCGTTGAGGAACACGAGCACGTCGCCGGTTGCCTGGTCGGCTCCTCTGGTGCAGGTTGCTACGAACCCGTCCCGGTTGGTGTCGTGGATGACCTCAACGTCTACGTCGGGGCCGATGGCTTCGAGGCACCGGGCGACCATGTCGCTATCGGGGTCGAGGGTGGGGATGATGACGGTCGCACTCATGCGCTCACCCCGAGCGGCGCAGGGTCGAACACCAGGCCTTCCTCGGAGCACAGGGCGTCCCACTTGGCGGCCATGTCGTCGTCGGACAGTGCGCCGCCTTCACGCCAGTGCGTGCCGTGCAGCTCATGCACCGTGGACGCCTCGTAGGCGGCCTTCCCGTTGCGGAGCTTGCGGGTCATCTGCTCCAGGCTGCGGTACTGGAAGTGCCGGTAGCGGAGCGGGCCACGCTGGCGGTGCTCGGCCGGGCGCACGTCGTGGTTGCCCATGTTCAACTCGGCGTCGGGTCGGGCCCGGAACGCCACCTTGCACAGCGTCTGAGGCTGCTGGCGGCGCCACGGGGAGAACGGTGCGTCGCCGTCGTCTCTGATGATGTGATCCCACCCGGCGGCCATGACCACGTCGGCGGTGACGGTGTCGAGCGCCTGGGCGATGGTGCCGCCCTCGGCGTACCAGACCTCGTCGGCGTCGAACGGCAGCACCCATTCGGCGCCCATGTCGTGCGCCTGGCGGGCCAGCTTCGTCATCTTGGCGTCCTGGTAGTAACCGGGCTCGTCGTCGTCGATGACGGTGAGCCGGTCGAACTGCTCGAGGATGCTGCGGGTCCGGTCGGCGCTGAGGTTGTCGGCGGCGATGATGTGGTCGACGCCTTGGGCGAACAGGTTGGCGATGACGGGGCCGATCACGTCGGCTTCGTCCTTGACCATCGTGACGGCGATGACGGTCACTGCTGCCGCCTCGTGATGACCTTGGCGGGTATGCCAACCACGGTCGCACCGGCAGGCACGTCGTGGAGGACCACCGAACCGGCGCCGATGACGGCGTCGTCACCGATCGTGACGAGGTTGCGGATCGTGGCGCCGACACCCACGAACACACGGTCACCGATGGTCACGTCTCCGGCGATGTCGACACCGGGAGCGATCTGGCAGTAGTCACCGATCGTGGTGCGGGTCAGGGTGCAACCGGCACCGACGTGAGCGTGGCGTCCGAGCGTGACACCGGGGCCGATGGTGGTCCCGGCGCCGATGACCGCACCGAACCCGCAGGCGGCAGAGCCGATCACGCTCGGATGGTGGAGGCTGTACGGCTGATTCTGTGCGTAGTCGCGGGCAGCACGTGCGTGAGGCTCTGCGATGCCGAGCAGGAACGACACGCCGTCGGGCAGCGGTGCGCCCCGGTCCTGGTTGTCGTCGTGCATCGAGGGGACGGCACCGACGGCCTTCACGATGTCGGCCAGGTCCCGGCCGTGGCCCCCGTTGCCGAGGATGTGGACAGTCATGCCCGCCACCCCACGGACCCCATCCCGCCAGACACACCGATGTGCTCGCACCGAGGCGCATCACCCTGCGCACCCCAGAACCCGAACGACCGGCCATCGGCCAACAGACGATCCGTGACCACACGCTCCGTCCCACCCACCGTCGCGACCGACGAGTGGTACACGCACGGGTTGAACGAGAACAGGTGCCGCTGCTCACGCCAGAACGGGCCACGCGGACCGCCGTGCGCCGTGAACGTCGGGATGTTGTCACCACCCAACAGGCCACCGTTCACGTGCTCGGAGGCGTTGACCGGCTGGCGCTCCAGCACCATCTGTGACACCAACGGGTGCGACTGCATCACCGCCGCCATCTGATTCAACGGCGCATCGTGAACAAGAAAATCTTCTTCCAGGTGGAACACCCACTCGGACGGGCCGAGGGCATCCCAACCCTGCTGCACGTTCGCGGTCAGACCCTTTCGACCGCCCGTGGTCAGGATCTCCCACGAAACGCCACCAGGGGCGATCTCCGGGGCGATCTCCACGTCAAGCGACATGATGCGCCGGTCGAAGAACCCGACCCCAACAGAGGCTTCCAGCGCGTTCAACGTTCGGGCCAGGTAGTCCCACCGACCGTGGCCGAGGACCAGCAACGTCCAGGTCATCCGTTCTCCTTGCGCTGAGGAATGACAGGGGGAGGGCAGCGCCCCTCCCCCCGCCAACTGGGCACCACTTGCGCTGAGGTGCGACCTACGCGGCCGGCCGCAACTGCGGCCACCGCTCGAAGAAGGCATCACGGTCCGCCTCGAACGACGGACCCACCGGCGAACCGAACGTGTTCGACCCGCCATCGACGTGCTCCACCAGGGCGTCCAACACCACCCCGTACCAACCGCCCGCCTTCTCCACCGAGGCGCATAGGTCGTTGTCACCGAAGTACCAGGCGCAGTCAGTCGGGAACCGGTACCGGCCAGCCCACTCCGCACGCATCGCGAACGCGAACCCGGCCAGGCCACCCGACCCGTCGTACCGGCCGGCGCAGATACCACGCACCGGCTGCACTCCGACACCCGGCCGCCCGTCGTAGTTGCCCGACACCACCGAGGCGTCCGTCGAGCGCATCCCCCCCACCAGACGGCGCAGGAACCGGGGCCCGGCACGAAGATCGTTGTTCAACAGCACCACGTCAGCCAGACCACCGTGACGGCGAAACGCCTCATCCAGACCGAAGTTCCACATTTCGTGGATGCCCAGCCCCGTGGCGTCGAACACGTCGGCGATCTGCTGCGACTCCAGCCACGCACGGGTCTCCGGCTCCGTCGAACCGTTGTCCATGATAAGGATCTCCGAGTAGCCACCCTGACCGCGGAGGTCACCGAGCAGCCGCTTCGTGAGCTCCAGCCGGTCCTTCATGGGGATCACCACCGTCACCGCCGACGACGCCGGCCGACGGGAATGCACGTACTCGTCCTCGGTGATCCACTGCGACTTGTGGTGGACGATCTTGGCGCCCGTGTCAACACGGGTCTGGAACCCGTGCGCCCTTGCCCTCGTGCAGAACGACATGTCCTCACCGAACGGCCGGGGGTTGCCCTCCACCATCACCGGGGAGAACCAGTCGTCACCCTCGGCAGAACGCAGCGCCTCGAGGCACCGGCGGGAGATCATCAGGAACGCACCGCCGGTAGCGCCCACGGTCACCACCGCATCGGGCGGGTAGTGGAACTGCGGCTCGTATCCCTTGCCGTCCTCGTCCCACAGGTACAGGGTGGGGTGCATCTCCTCAGCGGGAGCGTGCCCCTCGAACCGTCCCACCAGCGAATGGGTGAAGCACAGGCCACCGAGGATCGGCCACCCGTTCGCGTCCATCTGGTCGGCGAGACGAGACACCGTCTGCGGGTCCCACCCCATGTCCGAGTCGATGAACAGCAGCAGGTCGGCGTCGGGGTGCCCGTCGAGGAACCCTGCGACCGCCTGGTTGCGGGCCCTTGCGATGGACCCGGCGCCGGCTTGGACCGACAGCAGGCCCATCTGCCCCGGCCGGTAGAGGCGCTGGTCGGTGGCGAGGTCGAAGTTCAGGGTGTTGACCAGCGACTCCTCGAACACTGTCGAGACCTCGCCGGGGTGAAGGTGCGCGATGACCAGCTTCGACTTTCCCGCCGACCGGTTCACTTCGACCAGGCGGTCAGTCCAGTCGCCCATCAGGAGGGACGGCGTCGGGACGTGCCGCGCCGTTCGCCGGGGGCGGCGGTGGCCGACTCAGGCCCTTCCGGGGCGAACAGCTCCGGGTGCGCCCTCAGGATCTTGGCGTCGTCCTTGTCCCGGTCATCGAGCACCGTGAACGGCGACAGGGCGACCTCACGGTCAAGCGCCTCCACGTACACCGATGCGTGCGTTGTTGCGCGATACAGCATGTTCTCTCCTTGCGCTGAAGGGGGCACGGCACGGGCGGGGGCAGCAGTGCCCCCGCCCGGCCGCTAGGCGCCTCAGGCGCCGGGGTTGACGGACAGCACGAAGGCGGTGTTGTTCACCACGTCCGAGCCGTTCCGGTAGTGGACGTACCAGCCGCGACGGCCGTTCGGCAGGGTGTTGCCCGCGCTGAACAGGTGCGGGATGAACTCCACCGCCATGCCGACGCGGTCGGCGATGACGAAGTTGGAGAAGTCGCCGTAGACGAACGCCACGTTCGTGACCGACGACAGCGCCGTGGACATGTCCGACGCCTGGTAGGCGGGACGGCCCAGGATGCTGTCGCTGATCGGCTCGTCGAACCGGCGGGTCTCCCCGTAGTACGCCGTGCCGAAGGCGCGGACCCGGTTGTGGTAGTGCAGCGACGCGATCCACGACGCCTGGTTCTGCCAGCGGGCGCCGAGGGTGTTCTGGGCGTTCATCACGTCCGTGGCGGTCATGGCCGAGTTGGTCGTGTGCGACGACCAGCGCGACGACTCACCGTAGAGCGCGGTGACCACGCCGATGGGCTGGGTCGAACCGGTGCCCTTGGTGAACACCTGCGCGTCCAGGCGGTCCTTGGCGTCCGCGATCTCGCGGGCCACCTCGGCGCCGAGGCCCTGGATGTCCTCGAAGGCTTCGATGGACACCGGGACCGTACCGGAGGCCTTGTAGCAGGTGATCGCCGGCGACTCGAAGCTGGCGGCCACGTCGCTGCTGTCACCGGCCTCAGTGCCGTACGCCAGCGTGATGCCGGCCGAGGTCACACCGGTCCAGGTGTTCGACATCACCGGCACGACACGGCTGATCTGCCGGATCGAGTTCGCGGTGCCCGCGTTGGTCAGGATGACCGTCGGGTCGAGGAACGACGGGATCAGCGCGCCACCGTTGGCGGCGGTCAGGCTCATGGCCCGTTCCTGGTCGAACCGCTGGGCGGCGGAGAACGCCCGCTTCTCGGCGTCGGTCAGGTCCCACGAACGACCGGAGGTCATCTTGAGGAACGCCGAGGTGTACTCGTCGGAGCCGTGCACCAGGAGGTACTGGTCGAAGCCGCGCATGTCGACGTGGCTGGCGGACAGCGCCAGCTTGCGCTCGGCCTCCTCCTGGGCGTCGCCATCGATGTGGCGGGTTTCACCGATGGCACGCTTCGCGGCCTCACGGGCGCCGACCTCGGCGATGTACCGCTCGTCGAACGGGTTGACCTCACGGTGGAACGCCGGAGCGGACCGATCGGCAGGGGCGTCGGTCGACTCGAAGGCGCCGGCCTTGAAGTTGCGGAGGGCCTGGTCGCGCTCGGCGAACTCGGCGGCGCGCACGAAGTCGGCCTCGTGGGCGGCCTTGAGCTCGTCGAACTCGGCGTTCAGGGTCTCGTAGCGCTCGGCGTCCTCGGGCGACAGGTCACCCTCGGCGTCGGCGATGGACAGGATCTGGTCGCGGAGCTCGGTGAGCTTGGCGGCCTGCTCGGAAAGGTTCATTGCAGGATCACTCCTCTGAGATGGAGCGCACGCATTCGGCGCTCACGGGCTGATGGCCCCTCGAGGTGACTGGCGCTGTCGTCGGCGTCGGGGGTGATGCTGGGGGTAGCGGCGCTGTCCAGGTCGGGTGCCACAGGGGCGGCGCGACCGGGCAGGGTGCTGAGATCAACGAAGCGGTCGGACAGAGACCGGACGCCGGCGGTGGCGTCGGCGTACGCCGGCCAGGAGACGGGGCCCCACTCGGGCACCTGCGCCTCCACCACGGTCCGCTCGGGGATGCCGTCGGGGTTCTCCTCGGAACGCTTCGGGCTGTCGACCCACTCCTCGCGGATCGCACGGAACCGGAACGAGGCGCCGTACACGCCCTCACGTAGACCCTCGTACAGCCACTCAGGCAGACCACGGAACAGCTCGGCCTCGTAGTACCCGCCGCGATCGTCCTCGCGGGCGACCTGCGGCTTGGCGATGAGAACGTCACGCAGCAGGTCGGACTTGCCGTGGTTCCACATGATCTTCGCTCGGGCCCCGGACTCCTTCAGGGTCTTGGCGAACGCGCCAGGCGCGACCCGCTCCATGAAGCGGCCCTCGTACACGCTGTCGATCTCGGTCCAACGGTTGAACACCGAGAAGTGCCCGAACAGGGTCATGCGGCCGTCGTCGGCGGCGCGCATCTCCATCGGTGGCGTCGACCTGAACAGGTCGGTGGTGGGGGCGTCCATGTCAGGCTGCTCCAGTGTCGGGGGTCGGCGCTGACGGCCCGTCGTTCATGTTCCCGATGCCGGGCTGCTGCAGCTGCACCGGCACCAACCCCGAATGCTGCGAAAGCAGCGTCGACAGGTCACCACCGGTGACCGCCGTGACCACGGCGTCGGGGTCGTACCCGCCGTCGGTCAGAGTCCTGATGGCCGTCGCCTGCGTCGACACCACCTCGGCGGCGTCCTTCGCGTCCTCGTGCAGGAACGCCACGTCCGTCGTGTCGTACCACAACTCGGCGCCGGCAGGCACCGCCACCAGAGGCGCCAGCGCCTCGCACATCAGCCGCCACGACGGGTAGGCGAACTGCTCACCGAACTGGCGGCGGGCCTGCGAGAAGTTCCCGGCGTTCAACGCAGAGCCGGCCAGGCCCTCCGAGATCCCCAGCACCGACGCCGGGACACGAGCCCTGGACGCGATGCGGGTCTCGCCCGCGCCCTGCACCGACTTGAAATCGAGGTCACGGAAGTTGGACCCGATCGTCACCGGGTCGGCACCGCCGAACAGGTGCAGCGCCTTCCACGCGTTCGCAGCGCCCTCGTGGCGCTCCGCGAACAGGTCCACGATCTGCTCCTGCTGGCCCCGGTCCTTCAACGTCTCCGGGTACCGGATCGCGAACGACGGCGTAGCGCCACGCTCCAAGAAGTTCGCCTTGTGCTGGGTGAGCTGGCGGTCCGTGTCGACCTCGGTCAGAACCTGCGTGATCCACGACTGGCCCCGGAACCGGAACAGCGGGTCGGGCTCCGGCGCGTAGTGCGCCACGTCGACCGGACGGAACACCAACGGGTCGTACTTCCCGGCCGCGCCACCCGGCCAATAGGCGTACCCCACCACCGTCGAGTCGGGTGCGTCGGCGATCTCGTAGCTTTCGGCCATGTTCGACCCAAGGATGATGTGCATCCAGTCCGGGCGGACATGATGCAGTTGGTTGCCGATCCGCACCCGGTAGCCGTTCCCGGCCAACGAGGCGTCCTGCTCGAACCGGGCGAGCACGTCACCCGTCGTGGCGTTCGGGGTGGGTCGCTCGAGGATGGACAGCGCCTCGCTGCCGAACATCCGGCGGTCGGACAGGTTCCGCCACTTGAACCGGGCCTCGGAGATCAGCGCCATCCGGGCGGCGATGCACGCAGCGACGATCCCGTTGCGGGCGTACACCGACTGAACCATCGACTGGAACCCCGCCGGCGCCGACTCGGACGGCACACCCGGCGGGCCCTGCTGAGTGTTGTTGCCCAGCAGGTAGTTGACCCCACCGAACTGGGCGACCAGATCATCGAACCCTGAGCGGGCCTCCGTCGGGCGACGTGCGATGCGTTCGATCAGCCTCACTCGTCACCTCCCACGTCGACCAGGAACAGCACCGTCACCACCGCAGCGCACACACCGGCGACGATCAGACCGGCGCCGAACGAGAACCACGCCGCGCCGGTCGTGACCAGCAGCGACGCCACCAGCGCACCCACGAACGCCGCACGAAGATCGCCGCTCACGTGAACGCGAACCACACGTCGCCAGGCTGCTCCGAGATCTGAACCGCCCGGTCATGGGCCACCACGGCACACACCGCGAGGTCGATCTTGCGGGGCGACATCTTGTGCTCTTTCACGATGCGAGGCCCCTTGCCGTCAGTCTTCAACACGCAATGGTCGATGTGGCGGGCGAGGCGCGGGTCGCCGTCGTGTGTGACCCGCTGCTCCATCACGGCGTCGTAGAACTTGGCGCACGCCGGGACCATCCGGGCCGGAGACGACGTGTTCCACTCAACGATCGGCCAGCCCTCTTCCTCGAGCGCCGCCATCGTCCGCGACCACCGGAACGGGTCGCAGTCGACCTCACGGACCTTCCACCGGGCGCAGGCGGTGCGGATGGCCTGCTCGACCTCGGCGATCGGAACCCGCCAGTCATGGTCATCGGAGTCTTTGCGTTCCCACGCCTCGATCACGAACAGGTGCGGGTCGACCGTGGTGCATCCGACCAGAGCGGTGCTGTCCCCTGAGTACGAACCGTCGAACCCGACGGTGATCTCGTCGCCGTCCGCGACCACCCTCGTGGCGTCCACGCACGCTTCCCACGCGCCCTGAGGAAGCCAGGCGCTACGGGACGACACCCACTGGTTGAGCCGCTTCGTGCGGAACTCGTTCTCAGGGGTCGTGCGAGCCGATGTCTCGAAGTCCTCCACGAACAGGAAGTCACCGAGGGCAGGGTTCGCCTCGTCCCACACGTCAGGGTCACGCCAGTCGGCATCGGCACCCGCGGCGGGCTCCCACCAGCGGAAGAAGAACGACGGGTCATCGACCTCGCCGGACTGCACCTGCCGGCCGTACTGGTACAGCCGATAGCACAGGCTGTCACCGCCGGTGGCGTCCGACTTCACGCCGGCCGTCGTGATCCCCAGAATCAGCGGCTGCGCCCTCGTGCCCGACCCCAACGTCATCACGTTCCACAGGTCGTCGTTCGGCTGAACGTGGACCTCGTCGAACAACACCAGCGAAGGGTTCAGGCCCTCCTTGGTGTACGCCTCGGCGGACAGCACCCGGTAGACGCTGGAGTTGGCCGGGTACTCGATGGCGTCGCGGTACACCTTCACCGCGGCCGACAGCTCCGGCTCGAGCTCCACCATGCGCTTCGCCATCCCGAACACGATCCGGGCCTGGTCACGGTCACCGGCACACGAGTAGATTTCGGCGCCCGGCTCCTCATCAGCGATCAGCCCCCACAGGGCGATCCCGGCACCCACAGCGGACTTGCCGTTCTTGCGTGGCAGGCCGATGAGACCGCGACGGTGCTGACGCAACCCGTCCGGCCGCAACACGAACAGCTCGTCCAGCAGCGACGACTGCCACGGCCGCAACCGCAGGTACTCGCCGGCGTCACGGCCCTTCGTGTTCCGGCACAGGCCCTGGATGAAGTCCGCTACCCATGGGCCGTCAGTCTCCTGAGGCTTTGCGGCGCGCTGCGATCTCGTCAAGCTTCGACCTCGCTGTCACTTCGGCCAGGCCGAGGCGGGCCCGGTCCGTCGGGGTGAACCCCAGCATCGACAGCCCGTCCTGGACTGCCTTGTCCAACGCCCGGAGAGCGGCCCGTTCCCGCCAGTCGCCGTCGGTCAAGACCGTGAGGCGTAGCGCTTGTCGTTCGTCGAGCTGCTCGCAGGTCAACATCAACAACTCGACGTCGGTGTCTGTGATCCACGAGCGGCCGTGGGCCCACGCCCGGTCCCACAGGGCGGTGCCCGCCTGGCCCAGCGGCCGGTTCGGGTCGGGGCGGGTCCGGGTCCGGAGCGGAGTGACCGCAGCCATGTCGGGAAGCTTGCGCTTGCCGGGGTTCCCGGTGCGGCGTTTCTGCTCAGCCGGCTTGGGCGGCCGACCCGGACGTGGCGGCATCGGTGTCCTCACAGAAGTCATGGGGGTTCCCGGTCGCTTCGGCGATCGGCTTGTCGCCGGTGAGTTCCTGGTAGCGGCGACAGATCACGTCGCAGTAGCGGGGGGCGAGCTCGATTAGGCGGGCTCGCCGTCCGATCTGATGGGCGGCGATCAGCGTGGACCCGGACCCGCCGAACGGGTCGAGGACCACGTCACCGGTGTGGGTGTTGTTCAGCAGCAGTCGGGTGATCAACCGCACCGGCTTCATGGTCGGGTGGGCCTCGGACCGGCGGGGTCGGTCCTCGCGGACCACCGTCGACTGGTTTCGGATCCCGTCGAGCATCTCGACGAGCTGGGCCTTGGTCAGCTTCTCGAGGTCGGCTTTGTCGTCGTCGATAACCGTGGACAGAGAGAACGGCCCGTACCAGTTGTGCGCCGCCCCCGGGTTCCACCCGTACAGGATCGGTTCGTGCTGCCAGTTGTAGTCCTGGCGGCTGAGCACGAACTGGTCCTTGACCCACACGAGGACCTGCTTCAGCAGGAGCCCGGACCTCTCGAAGCTGTTGCGGAACGCGTTCCCGGACCCGTCGGCGTGGCAGACATAGATGGCGGCGCCGGGCGCCATGCCCTGGCGCATCGACACGAAGGCGTCGAACAGGAAGGCGTCGAACTCGGCGTCGGCCATGTCGTCGTTGTCGATCGTGAGCTTGTCGGCGGTGCCGCCCTCGTACGCAACGTTGTAAGGCGGGTCTGTGAACACGCACGCTGCCAGCTCGCCGGCGAGGACCCTGTCAACGGCGGTGGGTTCGGTGGCGTTGGCGCACAACAGCCGGTGAGGGCCGAGCAGCCACACGTCGCCGGTGATCGTCTTCGCCGGTGCGCTGTCCGGCATGGCGTCGGGTTCGCCGCCGGGCGGGAGCTCGTCGCCGCCGATGCGGGACAACAACTCGGAGAGGTCGTTGCCGCTCCACCCGGTCGCCGCGAGCAGGTCTTCGTCGGCGGCTTGGACCTCGGCGATAAGGGCGGCCAGGGCCTGGTCGTCGTAGGAGCCGAGCTCGGCGGTCCGGTTGTCGGCGAGCGCGAAGGCGGCTGCGGTGGTGTCGTCGTCGTCGACCCACACCACCGCGATCTCCGACCAGCCCAGATACTGGGCGGCCTGCAGGGTGTGGTTCCCCGCCACCACCGTCCCGTCTCGGCGGGCGACGATCGGCTTGCGCTGCCCGAACGCTGCTAGCGACGCCGCCACCGCGTCGACGTCACCGACCCGGGGGTTGCCGGGGAGCAGCGACAACCGGGTGACGTCGACAGCCAGGGCGGCCAGATCGGGCAGGATCACTTAATCGTCCTCGTTTCGCGGCTGCGTGCGCGTGGATGGCGTGGGGTGCTGTCTTCACCGGTCGGGCCCGTCGTTCCCCCTCCCCTCCCCCGTT